TGCACGCGCCGGAGACGACGATTCCGCAGATGATCGAGCTTATCCGCGAGCTTCGGATGATCTTGAAAGAGATTACCGCAATATAGGGAGGAGCACCATGGCAAAACAGACGCTTTTCGACTTGTCGAGCGGGTTCAATAACATTCTTGATCTTGCGCTCGACGACACGATGGATCTCAACGTCTTGGAAGAGGGCTTGCAGACGATCGAGGCGGAGCTGACGGTCAAGTGCCAAAACGGCATCGGGCTGATTCGCCACCTTGAGACGCTGCATGAGGGCATGAAGACAGAGGCGACGCGCCTCACCGCGCAGGCGCGATTCTTGCAGAACCGCATCGACTCTATCAAGAAATGGTACGCGCAGAATCTCGATGCGATGGGCAAGAGCAAGGTCGTGACGGACTACGGCACGATGCGTGTGCAGAACAATCCGCATTCGTACCCACGCGACCTTTGGCAGAAGGAGCAGATTCCTGCGAAGTATTTCGACGTGGTGCCGGAGCACTTGGAGCTGAATGTCGATCGCGTGAAGGATGATCTCAAGGCGGGGATCGACGTGCCGGGTGCGTTCCGCACGCAGGCGAGGGGGTTGAGAATTCAGTGAACATCTATGAGAAGCTCCAGGCGGTGCGCGTGGAGCTGGCAAAACAGGGCATCAAGAAGGGTAAAAAGAACACCTATGCAGGCTACAGCTACTATGAGCTTGCAGACTTTCTGCCGCAGATTCAGGAGCTTTGTCAGAAGCATAAGATCGCGCCGCTCTTCACGGTGTCAAACGATGGGACATCGGCATTGCTGTTCATCCAAGATATGGAAAAGCAGGATGCGAGATTGGAGTTTTCCATCCCGATGAGCCAAGCGCAGCTCAAGGCGTGCCATCCGGTGCAGAATCTTGGCGCGGTACTGACGTACGAGCGGCGCTATCTCTACATGATCGCCTTTGAGCTTGTCGAGGCGGACGTATTGGAGGCGACGACGGGCGATCCAAGGCAGGCGCTGCAGCAGGTGACACCCGGAGGGCAACCGGTGCAGACTTTCGCTGTGAACACGGATGCCGACTCAAAGGCGGAGCTTGAGCGGCTTTGGGCGTTCGTTGGCTGGGATGTGGGCGGCATAGAGGACTATATGAACAACTATGCCGAGCGCAACAAGCAGCCTGTTAATTCCCTTCTGTATGAGAAGGTGCTGAACGAGCAGGTCACTTATCTGAAGAGTGAGGCGGAGAAGGGCAACCCGCAGTATGCGGGAATGACGTTTGATGATGGAATGCCTTTTTGAGGAGGATGCAAGATGAATGTTTCTTTTTTCGGACGGCTGACGCGCGATGCTGAGGTCAAGCAGGGCAAGAGCGGCACGAGTTTCACGGCGTTCACGGTGGCGACGAATGTACGCGCGAAGGGGGATGATGGCCGGGCGAAGGCCGTCTTCATTGATGTGACGGCGTTCGGCAAGACGGGCGAGACGATCTGCCAGTATTTCCATAAGGGAAGCCGCATCGTCGTCCATGGTGAAGTACAGGACATCTCGGCGTGGCAGGGTAAGAACGACGGCAGCCTGCACGCAAGTGTCAACGTGACGCTGAACGGCTTCGACTTTGTCGATACGCAGGCAGAGAGCCAGCAGCAGGCGCAGGGAAGCTACGCACCGCCACAGCAGGTAGCGCCGCCTCAGCAGGGCGGCTATGTGTATCAGCCGCCCACAGCGCCCGCAGGGTACGCCGGGCAGGCGCCGCAGGCACCGCCTCCTGCACAGGCACAGGCTGCAGCACCTTGGGGCGCACCTCCGGCAGCTGCCGCGATGCCGCCCGCTGCGCCACAGTATCAGTCGGCGCCGTATTGAGGTGAGCCGCAATATTCTCCCTGAGGCCTTATCAGGAGCAGTGGATTGAAGATATTGGCTACGAATTTTCTGCAGGACGGCGGCGCGTTTTGGCCGTCGCTCCCTGCGGCGCGGGCAAGACGGTCATGACGGGGTGGATGGCGCGCGGCACGGCACTTGCCGGACGGCGCGCCATCTTCATGGTGCATCGTCAGGAGCTTATCGAGCAGACGTCCAAGACATTCACGGCGCTCGGCATACGACATGGCATCATCGCAGCGGGAGCGGCGAAGGAGTACGCATTGTCCGTGCAGGTGGCGAGCGTTCAGACGCTCGTGCATCGCTTGGGCGAGATGCCTGCACCGGATTTCCTCATCTGCGACGAGTGTCACCATGTCATAGCCAATACCTATCTGCGCATCCTCGGCGAGTGGCAGGGGGCGCAGGTGCTCGGCGTGACAGCGACGCCGGAGCGCATCGGCGGACGCGGGCTCGGCGATGTGTTCGAGTCGCTCGTGTTGGGGCCGAGCGTCAAAGAATTGATCGGGCTGGGAAATCTCAGCCCGTATGTTTACTATGCGCCGCCATCGAAGTTCGACAGCTCGCGCGCCAAGGTGAAGTTCGGCGAGTTCGTCCAGAGCGACCTCATGGAGCAGATGGACACGGCAAATATCATCGGCGACATCGTGCGGAACTATCAGCAGTATGCGCCGGATAAGCGCGCGATCTGCTACTGCATCAACCGCACCCACTCGACGCATGTCGCGCGTCTCTTCCAGGCGGCGGGCATCCGCGCCGTGCATGTAGATGGCGAGACGCCGCGCAGGGAGCGGGCGCAGGCAATCGAGGATTTCCGTGCCGGCAGGATTCAGGTTCTCACGAATGCGGAGCTTTTCGGCGAGGGTTTCGACGTGCCGAAGATGGAGGCGGTCATACTCGCGCGACCGACAGCGTCGTTGACGCTCTATATTCAACAGGCGATGCGAGCCATGCGTCCCGATGCGGACAATCCCGAAAAGCGTGCCGTCATCATCGACCATGTGGGGAATGTGTTCCGTCATGGACTGCCCGACGAGGATCACGAATGGAGTCTGGAAGTCAAGAAGAAGAAACGTCAGATGCGCGAGGCGCCGATCCGCGTCTGCTCCGCGTGCTTCGCGGCGATGCCCATAGGATCGCGCACCTGCCCGCGCTGCGGCTGCGTCATGCAGGCTCCGGAGCGCACGATCAAAGAAAAAGAGGGCGAACTGGTCAAGATCGAAGAACTGCGGCGCAAGAAAAAGAGGCAGGAGGTCGGACGTGCGCGGACGATCGCCGAGCTTGAGGAGATTGCAAGAAAGCGCGGCTACTCGATGCGCTGGGTCAGCCGCATGGCTGACATCAAACATATTGAGCGAGGAGCGGTAGAGAATGGCAGACAAAACCGAGCATGAGATACAAAATGAGATTCGTTTGTCCGTGACACGAAAAAGCAAGGCGACGACGCTTTTCCGCGCGAATGTCGGCAAGGCATGGACCGGGAAGAAGGTCGTCTGCTCGGACGACATGATCACGCTGCATGAAGCGCGGCCCTTTACGACGGGACTGCCCATCGGCTTTCCCGATCTCTTCGGACTAAAAAAGATGAAGATCACGGAAGATATGGTCGGAAAGGAAGTCGCCATGTTCGTATTCCTCGAAGTGAAGCGCCCGGGCGGGCGTGTGATGAAGGCGCAGGAGCGCATGATCGAGCATCTGCAGAGTCTGGGTGCTCGCGGCGGCATCGTTCACTCTGCCGACGAGGCGATCGGCGTGCTTGAGGAAAAGCCTTGAGCTGCATGAGGGGCGAAAGGGGGCGAAGGGTTGGAGTCACGGGAGTTTTTGGAGCTGCTTTATCAAAGCGCCGAAGGGTATACCTATCTGTGGAAATTGCCGGAGAAGCAGACCGTCAGCTTTTCGCTGGATCAGCTGGACACCATGACACGGACGGCGCACGAAGAAAGTGCCGCCTACCGTCGGGACATGTTTTTCTCGGTCGGCATATCTGCGGGGAAATACCCGTCGAATAAACGCGCGAAAAACGAGGACATCATCGCCATCCCTGCGCTCTGGGTAGACATCGACATCGCGGGCGCGGGACATACCGCGAAGAACCTGCCGCCGGACTATGCGTCGGCGCGTGCGCTCCTGCCGGGCGCGATCGATCCGACGGCGATCGTCATGAGCGGGCACGGCATCCACGCCTATTATGTCATGAGAGAGGCGATGCCGACGACGACGGATGCTGAGCGTTCCGAGGCAGTCGATCTCCTGCGCCGCCTGCAGTACGTCGTCCGCGCGAATGCGGATGCGCATGTCTGGACGGTCGACAACACGACGGATCTCGCGCGCGTGCTGCGCCTGCCGGGAACGATGAATTTCAAGGGAGCGCCCGTGGCGTGCGAGGTCGTCGAATACGATGCGGCTCGACTCTACAATCCCGAGGATTTTGACATATTGCCGCCCGTAGAAGAAGCCGCATCGAAGGCTGTGCGCAAAACGAAATTCGAGCGGCGGCAGACTGACGGCGACGCGAAGCTGATGCTCGCAAACTGCGCCTTCCTGCAGCACTTTCAGCAGCATTATAAGACGCTCCCGGAGCCGGTCTGGAAGGCCACCTGCACGAATCTCATGCGCGGCGTGGGCGGCGAGGATCTCATCGTGCCGCTCGTCAGGGATTGGCTCGGCGATAAGTACGATGAGCAAGAAACGCTGAAGAAGCTCACGCACTATCTTGACGACTGCCAACCGCAGACCTGCACGCATATCAAAACGGAACTGGGCTTTCAAGGCTGCTCCGACTGCCCCGGTGTAAAATCGCCGTGCGTGTGGTCGCTCGGCAAGGTGCCGCAGGCGATCGCGAAGATTCGCGAAATCACGCTGCCGGATGTCGAAAACACGCTGAATGAGGAAATCCTTGGGGCGCTCGCGCTCGTCAAGCGGGAAAACAGCCTGGAATATACGCGCTTCAAGGAACGCTGCAAGGGCAGGGTCAACCTGAATGACTTGCAGCGCGAAGTGAAGAATGTGCAGGCGAAGCAGGCAGGGCTCTCGGTGGTCGAGGGCGGCGCTGCAGAGGCAGGGCAAAGGCTCGGCGATGTGACGACACGCTCGATCTTGCCGGACACGCCGCTCGATCTCATCGTGCCGCCGAACTTCTCGTACAGCGCGAACGGCATATACGAGGTGCGCATGACGGACGCAGGAGAGGTGCAGCGGCTCGCTGCGGGTGCTCCTGTCATCATCTCAGAGAAGCAGTACAACATCGACACGCAGACGGAGAAGGTGCAGATTTCCTTCCGCTATTACGGTCGCTGGATGCACGCGGTCTGCAAGCGTTCGGAGGTGTTTTCCGCACGCGGCATCCTTGCGCTCGCCGATCGTGGGCTCAATACGTCGAGCGAGGCGGCGAAATACCTGGTCAAATACCTGCAAGTGCTCGAAGCCGCCAATCCGAACATTCCGCTCGTCCATGCCGTGTCAAAGATTGGCTGGCGTCCCGATGGATTGTCCGAGTTTGTCATCCCGTCGTCGAGCAAGTACCGCGTCGACATGGATGACGACGGAGAGCTCTCTGCAGCATTCACGCAGGGCGGGACGCTGGATGAGTGGAAACGGGCGGCCGAGGCGATCCGATTTCATCCGTTTGCCCGCTTCGCCTTGGCAGCGGCGTTTGCCGCCCCGCTCTTAAGAATTTGCAAGAACCGTAATTTCATGATTTATTTCTGGGGCACGTCGGGCGGCGGCAAGACGGCAGCGCAGCGCTTCGCGCTCTCGGTCTGGGGCAATCCGAAGCGACTCATGAAATCGTTCTACGGGACGACGAACGGGCTTGAGCGCGCCGCCGAGTACAGCAATGATTTCCCGCTCGTCATCAATGAGCGCCAGGTCATGATGGGCAACAACAAGCAGGAATCCTTGGAGAGCCTCGTCTATATGCTTGAGGGCGGTCATGGCAAGGTGCGTGCGAGCAAGTCCGGCATCCGCAAGACCGCCACATGGCGCACGATCGCGATGGCGTCGGGCGAGGAGCCGCTGTCAAAGGAGTCGAGCATCCAGGGCGTCAAGACGCGCCTCATTGAGCTGAACGTCTATCCCGTACTGCCGGAGACGGTCGCCAAGATGATCTACGCGATGGATGAGGAGCAGCACGGCACGGCAGGCAGGGTGTTCATCGAGCGGCTCTTGCAGGAGGCGTCGACGGCGTATGCGGAGATTCTTGCGGCGCGTCAGGCGCTGATCGCAAGGCTTCGGACGGATTATCCCGAGCACTTCGAGCCGCACATCGACAACGTGGCGACGGTCGCCATCGCGGACATGCTTTCGAGCCTGTGGCTCTTCGGAGCAACGTCCGAGGCGGCGCAGCAGGAGGCGTACGACATGGCTGCCGCCATCATGACGGAGCTGCCGACGAGGAGCGAGATATCCGATACGCAGCGTGCGTGGGACTTCGTGGAGGCGTGGCTTGTGAGTAACTGGCAGCATTTCAGCAATGACAACGGCTATGAGACGCGCGCAAAGCTGTCGCCGGAATACGGCTTCATTCGCAACGGCTATATCAACGTCTATCCGATGTATCTGCGCGATGCGCTCGATGATGCGGGCTTTGCGCCGAACAAGTTTCTGAAGGAGCTGGCGGAGAGCGGGTTGATCTGCTCAACGCCCGAAAAAGGCAAGCGAAGATTTACGAAGCGCGTCAGCTACGGCGGGGCGAAGCTTCACGTCGTGCAGATTCCACAAAGAGAGGAGTGCTTGTTATGAATTTGCGGGAACTATGGGAACTCCGTGGGAACTCTTGCGGGAACTGGAAAAATCGAGGTTTTACAAGGGTTTGCGGTATATATAAGAGAGAGTTCCCACAGTTCCCTCATAATATATATACTAGATGTATACCCTTATACCTTATGTATATATAGGGTATAAGGGGGGGTATAAAAGTTTATATATATGTCAAATTTTGTGGGAACTGTGGGAACTATTGCCCTCAAACCCTTGTGGCTCTAAGGCTCAAGCGGTTCCCGCAAGTGTCAAAAATCGCGGTGTCGCCGCGGGAACTGTACGCTTTTTTGGGAACTGTAGCAGATTTGGAGGCGTTGATATGGGATATTTCGAGCATGTGCAGCGCAAGACGGAGGAAGTGGATCCGTATGCGTCTGTTGCGTCCATGGTTGAGCGCGTCGAGCGGCGTGCATATGAGATGCTGAGCCCGAAGGAGCAGCAGGCGACAGAGTATGCGTGCGTCGATCCTTATGTCGTGATGAGCCCGCAGGATTCGGCGCTCTGGGTCGTGGCGCTGACCAAGGCACGGGAGATGGACAAGGAATTTTATGTGCGGCTTTACTACATGCGCGGACTCGGCACGCAGCTCGTACGTCATCAGCGATGGGGGTATGTGCTGCGTCCGCTCATCACAGGAGACAGCGCGAACGGATGGCTGAATCAGGCGGCATACGAGGAGGAAAAACGATGCTTAGAGCCATACGCGCAGCAGCTCATACAGCTCTTGCAGATGTTGGCGTATGGCAGTGATGCATAAGGTGAGGAGGACAAACAGATGCGACATGGAGGGCAGCGGAGCAGGAGATTCGTGCGGCGGCTTATGGAGCGGATGGCGCAAAAGCGATTGATTGCCAAAGGCCGTGAGGCAGAGCGCCGTGAGATTGAGAGGAGGAAGCGCGATGGACAGGGAAGAGATCGAGGACATGATTGAGACTATGCTGATTGGAGATAGTGATCAAAGGAAATTGCGGCGGTTGTTGATTGAGTACGGGCAGGAAATACAACACCTGCGGGATGAAAACGAGCGACTGAAGACACTCGCAGACAGCGGGAAGAATCGCGTCGATACGAAGCAGAAGTGCGTTATCGATATGACGCGGCCGCAGCCGTGCGTGAAAGCCAAAGAGCAGACGGATGCGGAGCTTGCGATGAAGCTCGCGGAAGAGGTACAAGAGGTCACGGCGGCGATGAAAGCGTTTGACTGCGCGACGCGCGAGAATGCGTACTGCAGATATGCGCCGCGCCTGGCACGTGATCGTTTGGGTGAGGAGCTGACCGATGTTATCACGGTTTGCGTGACGTGGCTTGCGTCACTGGGGTACGATGAGGCAGAGCGCGGACGAATCCAGCGAGCTGTCAATGACAAGAATCGTAGGCGGGGGTATTGGGGATGAGTAAAGACATTACACGTGCCGTTTTGCGGTACCCTGGCGCGAAATGGCGTATCGTCGAATTTATCCTACAGCACATGCCAAAGCATCACTCATATCTCGAACCTTTTTTTGGGAGTGGTGCAGTGCTGTTTCGCAAGGCTCCTGCGCCAATCGAGACGGTCAATGACATCAACGGCGATATCGTTAATCTGTTTCGTGTCGTCCAAACAAAAGCGGATGTGCTGGCCGAGGCTGTTGCTGGGCTCCCATATGCAAGACGGGTGTACGAGGCATCGCTGCAGGGTGATTCAGAGGCATCCGATGTTGAGCGTGCAGCCCGGTTTTTGACGATGGTTTGGCAGAGCTATGGTGCGCGAGCCGATGGGGAAAATTGCGGCTGGAAAAAGGATGTGGCAGGGCGTGAAGCTGCATATGCGGTGCGAAACTGGAATCGTCTGCCGAGCTGGATTGTTGCGGCGCAAGCGCGTCTCAAACAGGTGCAGATTGAACATCGAGATGCATTGCAGCTTATCCGGCAATCTAATCACCCCAAAATGTTAGTTTATTGCGACCCGCCGTATATGCACGTGACGAGGAGATGTAAGTCTATCTATCGCCACGAGATGGACGATGCGGCGCATGAGGAGCTGCTGGATGTACTCAATAGGCATCGTGGGGTGGTTATGTTGTCGGGCTACGCAAATGAGCTGTACGATGCAAAGCTACAGGATTGGGCAAGGTATGACACGGATATGGTGGTAACATCGGGGCACAAGCGCACAGAGTCGTTGTGGGTAAAGGAGGCCGAACATTGACGGACACGAGACAAGCAAAGGCGTATCTCTGGCGGGTACGCGACGCCGAGCGAGAGCTCAAGCGCCTTGAGGAGGAGTACGAGCAGGCCAAGGCGGATATCCTGCATCTCAGGGCGATGGCGTACGACAAGGACAAGGTCAGCAACTCGCGCATCGGGGATTTGTCGGACGCGATTGCGGCGTTGGAAGGATATGCGGAGCGCATCGCCAAGCAGTGGGACAAGCTGATCGCGCTGCGCGAGGACGCCAAGGCGCGGATCGAGCAGATCGAGGACGGGCGATACCGTGATGTGCTGACGCGCCGATATTTGCAGGGGCGGCCGTGGGAGTGGATTGCGGATGGGGTACACTACAGCTATCGGCAAGTGACACGCCTTCACGGTGGTGCGTTACGAGCGTTTGCAGAGAAGATGTCCTAGAATGTCCTATTGAGTCTGTGATATAGTATAAGCTGAGAATCGAGGGTGCTGCACGAGTGTGGCGCCCTTTTTGTATGCGCGAGAGGAGGTGACGGCGTGAAGCTGACGGCGAGACAGGCAAGGTTTGTGGATGAGTACCTGGTTGACTTTAACGCGACGCAAGCGGCGATCCGAGCGGGGTATAGCGAAAAGACGGCCAATACCATCGGTGCGCAGAACTTAGCAAAACTTAGTATTCAAGCCGAAATCGCACGTCGTCAGAAGGATCTCCAAAAGCGCACAGAGGTCACACAGGATCGCGTCGTCAGAGAGCTGGCGCGTGTGGCGTTTGCCGACGCGGCCAGTCATGCCCGAGTGCGTCTGCGCGAGGTGCCGTGTCCCGACGGTACGAGGGCGCGGGTGCCCGTCGTTGAGGTCAAGCCGACAGCGGAGCTGACAGACGACCAGCGTGCGGCTATCGCGCAGATCAAGCAGGGCGCGAACGGCATTGAGGTCAAGATGTACGACAAGATCAAGGCATTGGAGCTCTTAGGGAGGCACATCGGCATGTTTACGGATAAGCTCGAACTCAAGGCCACGGTCACGGAGAATCCATTTGCGGGGCTCTCAACGGATGAGCTGAGGCGGCTGATTGAGGGTGGATAGCAGGCTGAGGCGGCAAGCGGAGTTGGAACTTGCACGGCGCGAGTTCTTTTTTTATTGCCGACTGCGTGCGCCAGATTTTTATAAGCCTGAGCGCGCCTATCTCCGGGAGCTCTGCGATGCGATGCAGGCGTTTTACGAGGGCGAAGACGAGGTGCTCGTCATCAACGAGCCGCCCCGCCACGGCAAGAGCCGCACGGCGGGGCTTTTCGTCGAGTGGATTTTCGGGCGCAATGTCAAAGAGAAGATCATGACCGGATCGTACAACGAGACGCTTTCCACGGTGTTCTCAAAGAACGTCCGCAACAGTATCCAAGAGGTCAAGGCGGATGCTGAACGCATTGTCTACAGCGACATCTTCCCGGGCGTCGCCATCAAGCCCGGCGATGCGGCGATGAATCTGTGGAGCCTTGCAGGCGGCTATAACAGCTACCTCGCGACATCGCCGACGGGCACAGCGACGGGCTTCGGGTGCTCGCTCATGATCATCGACGACCTCATCAAGAACGCCGAAGAGGCGTACAACGAGACGGTCAAGGAGAAGCATTGGGACTGGTTTACGAATACGATGCTCTCGCGCCTCGAAGAGGGCGGCAAGATCATCGTCATCATGACGCGCTGGGCATCGGACGACCTTGCGGGCAAGGTGCTTGAACACTTTGCGGATCGGCGGCTGCGCCACATCTCTATGAAGGCGCTGCAGGACGATGGGCGCATGCTCTGTGACGCAATCCTCTCGCGCAAGTCTTACGACGACAAGGTGCGGGCGATGGGCGCGGACATCGCGAGCGCGAACTACCAGCAGGAGCCCATCGACATCAAGGGCAGGCTCTACAGTACGCTCAAAACGTATGCGGATGTGCCTCGAAACGGGGCAGGGCAGCCGCTCTTTACGAGCATCCGAGCTTACGTTGACACCGCCGACACGGGCGACGACTACCTCTGCGCCATCGTCTACGGCGTGTATGCCAAAGAGGCGTATGTGCTCGACGTGCTCTACACCAAGGCACCGATGGAGGAGACGGAGCCGCAGACTGCCGAGATGCTGCAGCGAAACGGCGTCAACGTCTGCGACATCGAGTCCAATTCCGGCGGCAGGGGCTTCGCGCGCTCGGTCAAGCGGCACCTGCTCGGCACCTACGACAGCAACAAGACCGCGATTCACACGTTCAGCCAGACCAAGAACAAAGCGGCGCGCATCCTCTCCAATGCGACTTGGGTGATGGAGCACATCTACTTCCCCGCGAATTGGCGCGACCGCTGGCCAGACTACTATGCGGCCATGACGCGCTACCAGCGTGAGGGCAAGAACAAGCACGACGACGCGCCGGATGCGACGACGGGTGTCGCCGAGAAAATTACGGCGCCTGTCGTCGCGGCGCGGCGCAGCAATATCTACTGAGGAGGGCGAGCCTTGGACATACAGAATCGGGAGAAAATCTATCAGCTCCTGCGCGATGCGTACTTTGGCGATGGGCAGTTTGAGAGTGGCGCGGCGCTCGTCAAGCATGAGCGCGAAAGCCCGGTGAACTACGCAAAACGCCGGGCTCTGGCGTACTACCTCAACTACACGGGACCAATTGTCAACGCTTCGGTCGATCCGATATTTCGTAACGAAATCAAGCGCGAATACAACGATACGGCGAAGTTCAAAGTGTTTCTGGATGACGCCGACCGCACGGGCGCAGACCTCCAAAATTACCTCCGCCGCATGGCCGCCATGGCCAAGCTCTACGGCGTCGTCTACATCGTCGTCAACAACGAGGCGGAGATTGGCGAGACGGTGCAGTCCAACCTCGACAAGCGTGCGCTGCCGTACCTCGTCGCCGTGCTGCCGCAGGAGGTCACGCACTGGCGCTTTGATGAGCGCGGCAGGCTCGTTGAGTTTGGCTACAAGAGCACGATCAAGGATGCCGAGGACAAGACGAGGGTGCGCTATTACCTGTGGACGGACACGGACTGGCGTGTGCTCGACGAGAATAAGCAGCTGCTCCGACAAGGTACGCACGCACTGCGGCGCTTACCCGTCGTGCAGTGGTTCGGGCGCAGTGACGATCCGATGCAGGTCTTGCCGTCGCCGGAGTTCCTGTCCGTCGCACAGACGAACTACCACGTCTACCAGCTCTGCAGCTGGCACACGCAGATTCTGCAGAACCAGACGTTCAACATTCTCACGATGCCCGACAGCGGCGAGACGGAGATCACGATCGGCACGAACAACGTCCTCACCTACCCGCCTGAAAGCCAGCATCCGCCGAGTTTCATCGCGCCGGATGCGGCACCGGCGCAGGTGCTTACCGAGCAGATCGACCGCCTCATCCGCGAGATGTACCGCATGAGCGGCATCGACTCCGTCATCGGTGTACAGACGGCAAAGTCCGGCGTCGCGCGGCAATGGGATTTCGAGCGCACGAATCAGCGCCTCGTCGATTTCGCGATCCAGTGCGAAGAGGCGGAGAAGGCAATCGTCGCGCTCTACGAGGCGTGGACGGGCGAGAACATCGCCTACAGCTGCGAGTATCCGCGTGACTTTAAAATTTCGGACGTGACGGAGGGCTTGCAGCAGTCGCAGCTCGCGCTCGACCTCAATCTGGAAAGCAAGACGTACCAAGTGGAGGTAGCACGGAAAGTCCTCGAAGCTTACATGCCGAACATCGAACCTGCGACATACGACGCCATCATCGAGGAGCTTGAGAGAGCGGCGGTGGTCACCGAGCAGGCGCGGACGTACGGGGAGAACGAACATGAACCTGAAAGCGACGTATGAGGTCGTCGCGTGGTTTGAGCTGCACATCCGAGAGCTACTTGCCCAAGGCGTCCCGGTGGAAGAGGCGGTGCGCCGCGCCTACGCGCTGTATCCCGTCATGCAGGTCATGGCAGACGAGGCGCAGGCGCAGATCATCGCCGAGGCTGTGCGCGGCTACGGCGGGGCGCTGCCCGACGGTGTCAGCGACCGGCTTTTTACGCATAGCTGGGCGCCCGACAAGCTCACGCTCTCCGAGCGCACGACGCGCGGCGGTCTGCTGGTGCAGGCGCTCGTCGCGCAGACGATCAAAAAGCAGCTGCGGAAAAGCACGACGTATCGTCAAACGGCGCTCACGATTTTTGACGGCTACCAAAAAGGCGGATTGATTCCAACGCAGGACTTGCCGAAGTTCCTGCAGGAGATCGTTGCGGCGGGCAGACGCGCCGACATTCCGCGAGCGAAACTGCTGAACATGCTCAAGCCCGTCAAGAAGGAAATCGCCAAGCGAACGACCGTAGGGATGCGCGCCGCCTATACGCAGCTCGTCCGCGCGGTCGAGGCGCAGAATGAAAAGGCGCTCGATAACGCGATCTACGTCGCGACGCAAGAGCGCACGCGCTATTTTGCCGAGCGCATCGCGCGCACGGAAATGGCGCGGGCGTATCACGACGGCTTTCTGGCGCGCTGGGACGCCAACGAGGATTGTATCGCCTACCAATGGCGGCTCTCGGGGCGTCATCCTGTTTACGACATCTGCGACCTTTACGCCAAGGCGAATCTCTACGGGCTCGGCGCAGGGATTTTCCCCAAAGGCAAGGTGCCGTTGATTCCGGCGCATCCGAACTGCATGTGCTCCCTGAAGCCGGTTATTCGCGGTATGCTCGATAACGAGACGCCGCACGAGCGCATCGAGGAGGGCGGCAGGGAATACCTCCAAAGCGTCAGCTTGCATCATCGGCAGATGCTTCTCGGTATTCACGGAGAGAAGGCTGTGCAGAGAGGAGAAAGCTGGACGCAGAAGGCGAGGGGCTATGGCGGTAAGAAAGTTGAGAGCAGGTTCTCGCAAAGAGGTGGGAGAAGTGGTATAATAGAGCAAAGTGGAGCGCTGAATCCGGACAGTGATAGAGCGCGAAAACACGCCGTAGCATATTATGAATCCGTTCGACACATGAAGACGGACTGCGAAAGAATTGCTGCCAATACAGGGTTTAGGGAGCAGGACATTCGCATGATAAAGAGTCATGTGTTTATCGAAGAGCATGATTTGTATGTTGGCAGAAAGCGCTTTGCTCCTGACTATGAGATGGCGCAATCTTGGCAGCGGCTCATTGATGGGCGAAACATCCAAGAGCGCGACATTGTCCTGCTGAACCATGAATTTTTGGAGCATACGCTTATGCGTCAAGGGCGTACTGTTCAGGAAGCGCATAAACAAGCGCAAAACGTCTATAATTACGCCGTCATGGTGAGGAGGGATTGAGATGTGGGGATGGGCAAAAATCATAGAGGAGACTGCGGAGCATTACCTCATCGCGTATAGTCTTGACGATGATGAATCACTGGATGGTATCCTTGAACTGGATCGCAAAACTGGGAGATTCTCGATCAAGAAGTTGTCTGCAACGGCAGATGAGCATGATACGATGTACTTTTCGGGGATTGTTGGCACGTCCCTGCTAATCGGCGACCTCAAGGACACTATCACCTGTATAGCGAGCTAATAAAAACTAAATAACCGAGCACTTGCGAACATTGCAAGTGCTTTTTTCATGCCCTCCGTGCTTGACGGCAGGGCATTTTCTGTTGGGTGAAAAGAGCCGGGCGCTCATCACAATATATGCACAGGAGGCAAAAAATATGGAACTGAAAGACGTATTTGCGGCACTGGAGGCTGCAACGGACGGCGCTGCACTCGTGCAGACGGTCAAGGACGAGCTTGCGAAGATTCGCAAGGAGGCGGCGGATGCGCGTGTCGCCAAGAACAAAGCGGAAGGCGATCTCGCTGCGCTCAAGACGCAGCACGGCGAGCTTGAAGCGAAGCACAAGGAGCTTGAAACGAAGCTCGCTGCATCGGAGGAAACGAAGACAGGGGCGCAGTCGGCGATGCAGAAGCTTGAAGCGCAGATGGCGAAGCTCACGAAGCAGTACGAGGAAGCCGAGGCGGCGCGAAAGAGTGCCGAAGAGAAGCGCGTGCAGGCGGACATCATGGCGCAGACGGTCGACGCGTTCACAAAGAGCAACGCCGTCGACCCGCGGGAGTTTGCAAAACTTGTCGCGCCGAACATCAAGGTCGCTGACGACGGCTCGTACCGCTACACCAAAGCGGACGGCACGGATGGCACCATTGCCGATGGCGCAGCGGAGTGGCTCAAGGACAAGGCTTGGGCGGTCAAGGACACGCAGCACGCAGGCAGCGGCGACGGACGTGCGCCTTCCGGCGGCGCAGGAGATACGGTACAGGCGCAGTTTGAGGCGGCGCTTGGCATGTAAGGAGGATATGATTTATGGCAATCAATACGCTTGAGATGGCGAAGATTTTCCAGCAGGCACTCGACAAGCAGATGCTCGTCGGTGCGACGTCGGGCTGGATGGAGACGAACGCCGCGAACGTCAAGTACAACGGCGGCGATACGGTGCGCATGCCGGTCATTTCGACGACGGGGCTCGCAAAGTATGATCGTGAGGAGGGCTTCAACCGTGGCTCGGTCACGCTTGCGTACAAGGACTACGCGCTCACGCAGGATAGGGGCAGGACGTTCCATCTCGACTCCATGGACGTCGATGAGAGCAACTTTATTGCGTCGGCGGGCAACGTCATGGGCGAGTTCCAGCGCCTGCAGGTCGTGCCCGAGGTTGACGCCTACCGCTACAGCAAGATCGCGGCGCTTGCCAAGGGAGCATCGCACGAGACGGCGGCGTTTACGCCGACGAAGGCGAACATCCTCGAAAAGCTCGACGAAGAGATCACGAAACTGCAGGATATTATCGGCGAGGACGAGCCGCTCGTGCTCATCATGGCGACGCCAATTCGCACGATCCTGAACGGCGCGAAGGACGTGACGAAGTACATGGACGTCACGCAGTTCAAGGCGGGCGCCATCGATACGAAGGTCAAGACGTACAACGAGATTCCGATTCTTTCGGTGCCGTCGGCGCGCATGAAGACAGCGTATGTCTTCAACGACGGCAAGACGGCGGGACAGGAGGCAGGCGGCTTCAATGCAGATACGGGCGCGAAGCCCATCAACTGGATTCTCATGGCACGCCGTGCGCCTGTCGCCATCTCCAAGACGGACAAGGTGCGTATCTTCGAGCCGAGCGTGAACCAGAAGGCGGACGCCTGGAAGCTCGATTACCGCAAGTTCCACGACATCTGGATTCCGAGCAACAAGCTCGCGGGCGTCTGGGTCAACACGGGCGCATAAGGAGGCGCATCATGGAAACAAGATATGTGCGGCTGAACGAAGTGCAGTACGCTGCGACGAAAGAGCGGGCAGCTGAACTTTTGGCGCAGGGATTCGTCCTTGCGCCGTTGGAAGAGGAGACGGAGAAGAAAACTCCTCCGGCAGATGATGAACCCGCTTGAGATATTTCGCCGCAATCTGGCGCGTGCCGTTGAGGCAAGCTGCATCGAGGTCGCGCTGACGGCGCAAACGGAGCACCGCTATGAGCAGAAGCAAGGACGGCTCAAGGACGCAGTGCAGACGAAATTCACGATGGGCGGCTTGGTAGGGCGTGTTTACCTCGATACGGGCATCACCCCTTACGCTGTGCCGATTCACGAGGGCATACGCCCGCACATGATATTCCCGAAGAGGCGCAAGGCGCTTCGCTGGATCAAGGGTTCGGATTTCGTCTTTTCCAAGCGTGCGCGTTTTCCTGGCTGGCAGAAAGATCCGTTCCTTTACGACGCGCTGCGGACGAACGAGCAGAAGATCAACGATATTTTTGACCGCTACACGGAGCGGGCAGTGCAGGAGGTGTCCGATGCTTTTAGCAGTTGAGGATTTGAAAGGCAAGGATGAACTTCTGGGCGAATCCGTCACACAGGAGCTCATCGGTGAGGCGGAGGAGTATCTGCGCTACCAGGCGGAACGCCTAGGAGTCAGCGCCGGTGACATACGGCCGACGTACTACGTCAAGCGCTTCCTCGCGCTGCACGTCTTTCGCGAAGTCTGCATGAGGAAGAGCTTTACGGGCGCGCGGGCGTTCGGCGTCGGCGACATGGGCGAGGGCAAGGACAGCTTTGCCGGCAAGTACGATTTCTACGCGGCTGAGCTGAAGCGGCTTGAAGCCGCCATGACGCAGGCGGCGCTCACGGGCGAGGAAAAGCGCGGCGGCTGCCGAACCGTCGCGCTTTACAGGGGGTGAGGCTATGCTTTGGCTCAAGGCGCTCGAAAGCCTGCGCGATTATCTGTGCAAGGCGAACATCGCCGACGAGGTGACACTAGGCGGCTACAATCCCGCCAATGTGCGTGCCAATCCGGACGGCAGGGGCATCTTGTACTTGATGCGCGATCGCGAGCGCCCGGAGAGTGACGACCTCGTGGAGAGTATCCGCATCACGCTCACCGTTGATGCCTGGGTGCGCTCGGACAGCGCCGTGATGAGCGACGGGTATGCAGCGCTCGCGCGTTTGGAGCGGGCGCTGACGGAGACGCTCAAGCAGTATGCGGCGGAAACGACGTGGATCGCGGAGGGCGTGCAGCTCCTGCATCTGAAAATCACTGAGACGGGTGGCGACCGCGACAGTATGCGGCCGTTGGTCGGCAGCCGCTTCGCGGTAGAGCTCATCGCATACGAGGAATAGGAGGAAAGCTTATGGCAACACAACAGGCACGCGGCTACAAATCCGCGATGACCGTAGACTTTGAGTCGTCCTTCGGCGTCAATCCGACGACGAAGAAGGGCATCGTCTTGCCGATGAACAGCAACGAGCTCTCGAAGGCGCAGACGCTCATCGAGTCGGACACGATCACGAACACGCGCAACGATACGCAGCCGGCACTCGGGCGCGTGAGCGTCGACGGCGACATCGAGATGCCGGCCGACTACGTCGCGTCGGGTTACATGCTCAAGGCACTTTTTGGCAATCCCAAGACGACGGGCGCCGATCCGAATAAGACACATGTTTTCACGGTCGGCGATACGCAGCCGTCCATCGTCGTGGAAAAGGCATTTCCTGACCTCAATCGTTATGTGCGCTACCACGGCGTGAAGATCAATACGTTCTCGGTTGATTTCGGGCAGGACAAGGAAATGACGTTTAAGTACAGCGTCATGGGTGCCTCGCGCGAACAGGACGGCACGCCGTATGATGCAGCGGCAAAGGCGGCGAAGCTTCTGCGCATCGCACAGAACCATACCTACGTCAAGATCGACGGCACAGAGAGCCGCATCGTCAAGGAAGGTTCGCTAGAAATCAACGCAAACCTCGACGGCGACCAATACGTTGTTGGCGGCGGCGGATTGCGTGGCGACATCCCTGAGGGACTGATGAAGGTCTCCGGCAGTCTCAAGGCGCTCTTTACGTCGACCGACTGGATGGACAAGGCGGACACGGGCGCGGCAGTCGCGATGGAAGTCGGCTTCAAGCTCGACGAAAACACCGCGCTCGCTTTCGCCATGCCGACGGTGCAGTTCGAACCTTTCGATGCGCAAATTTCGGGCCCGGCAGGCGTCGTCGTGGAAGTGAAGTGGCGAGCCTACTCAGAGGGCGGCAAGAGCATCGTCACGGCGACGCTAAAGAACCAGCAGAAAGAATACTAAGAGGAGGAACAACGCTATGACAAATGACAAGAACAGCATTGCGATTCGCTCGCTCACGGTCAAGGAGATACGGGAGTTGCGAAAGGCAGGGCTTGATCCTGCCTTTGCGAAGAAGGAAGACAGTGCGGACGCGACAGCGGGCATGGTCGATTGGATCTTGGAGCACGTCTACACGGGGCAAATTCCTGCCGACATGCCGTACAACGAGGCACTCCGCATCGCGACGGATACCTATGTCAAGACGTACGGGCGTGAGCGCGAAGTAAAAAACTAGAAGCCGTCTATCAGTGGGAGCTCTCGTCGAGCCGCGAGTATTGCGCGTCGTGCCGAGAGATGTACGCAGCAGAGCAGCGACCGGCGCCCTGCGCAGGCTGTGAGCACGAGCCGCCCGTTTTGATGGACGAGAACCAAGAGGCGTGGTATCTGTGGCGGCATGTGCAGACACAGCTCCGCACGTCCATCGGCGGCATCGTCGGCGTGGACTACACGGCGATGCATCACGTCGCCGAGATACTGGGCATAGAGATGGACACGGCGATGCTGCACAAGATACAGGCGCTCGAAACAGTGCTTCTCAAAGAGGTGAAATGAAGTGGCAAACCCGATCATATCGGTCATCATACAGGCGCGAGATCATGCGAGCAATCTCATTCAGCACATACGCGACCAGTTGAACGATCTGCCGAACCCGACGCTCGATCTCAATCTGAATGGCGCAGGTGAAGCCGCTTCCAGTCTTGCGGGCATCGCCAAGGGGGCGCTTATCGCCGCTGTCGGCATCGGCAGCGTCACGGAAGCGCTCGCAGCCGCAAAGCGCGCCTTTATCGACTACAACGCCGAGCTTGAGCAGACGCGCGTCGCCTTCACATCGATGCTGCACTCCGCCGAAGAGGCGGACAAGATGCTGTCGAGCCTGCAGAAATTCGCCGCAGAAACTCCTTTTGAGATGCCCGGCGTACGCACGGCAGCGCAGCAGCTCATCGCGTTTGGCTACGAGGCGGACGAGATCATCCCGACGTTGACGGCGCTCGGCAATGCCGCTTCGGGGCTTGGCAAAGGAGAAGTAGGTTTCGGTCAGCTCGCTTTTGTTTTTGGTCAGATTCGCACGACGGGGAAGCTGATGGGGAACGATGTCATGCAGCTCGCACAGCTCGGCGTGCCCGTCAAGGACATCCTCGCCAAGAACCTCGGCTTGGCCAAAGATGAGCTCGCGAATATCGGGGAGCTCGGTATTGACGCCGATGTTGCGATTCAGGCCTTGATCGCCGGAATGAACGAGCGCTTCCCTGACATGATGAAGAAGCAGTCGGAGACTTTTGAAGGCATTTTGTCGAATATCAAGGACAATCTTGGTCAGGCGTTCGGCGGCATCGGTCTCGGCATATTCGGGGACGCGAAGAAAGGACTCCTTGAGATCAAGGAAATCACCGACACGTTCCTTGCGAACGTGCAGCAGCACAAGAATGTTTTTGACGATATCCTGCCGCGAGACTTGGCGCAGAAGGTTACTGCTCTCTGGAATGAGATACAGAATATCCTCGTTGAGTTTAAGCCCCTTATCGAACCGTTGGGCGACGCGCTGGGGGCGCTGTTCGTGCTGTCTATTGATAAAGCTCGTATGCTCTACCTAGGGCTTAAGCCGATCGTGGCAGTGCTGGTGGAGATCGCGAGCCTTGCGCTTGAGGCGGCTGCCGCCCTCGCGAAATTTGCCGACTTTGGCTATGAGAAGATTCTGTCTCTCGGGGACGCGACCTCGGCGACGACGGACGCCATGTACAGCGCTTTCGGCGATACGTGGCAGTCGATCAAGCAGGATACCGCAGATTTTTGCCTGGCGGCTCTTGAGTACATCGTCGGCATGGCGACCGCCATCAGCGAGGCTATCGTCTCGATTGTCGATGCGTTTAAGTCGGTATTCCATGAGATTGCCGAGACCGTGCGCGGCTACATGGAAGCGGCAGCGGGGTATGTGCAGGGGTTTATTGACTGGGTAAACTCTGCCATCGGCTCGCTGCGCGAACTGATTGGCTGGGCGGATTCGGCGGTATCAGCGCTGCAGCGATTGTCCGGGGTGCAGGCATCCATATCGCTTACGGGCGATGGTTCGCTGCTGGGGCAGATCGGGAGCTGGTTTGACGGCATACGGACGAAAGGCAAGGTGACGCTGAGTTCGCACGGTTTCGGAGGCGGGTCGGCAAGCAAGAATCCTGACGGCGACATCATCGTACCGACGGCCACCATACCATCAACAAAGCAAGAGCGAGACGGCGTCAGTTTCCACGGCGGTGGCGGCGGCAGTGGAGGCGGCAGTGGAGGCGGGGGCGGTGGCCGCAGCGGCAAGTCCGATGCCGACCGCGAAGCGGAACGCGCGGCAAAAGAGGCGGAGCGAGAAGCGAAGCGCCTCGCCGAGCATATTGAAAAGCTTACGGAGAAGATTCAGCAGCATGTAAAAAGTGTCGCGCATGGCATCGTGACCGAGGTTGGCACTGTCTATGAAAACGGCATGGAATCGCTCACGAAGAAGCTTGAAGGCATGAGAGCCGACATCGCCGAAGCCGCAAGCCTCGGCATCGATACGAAAGAGCTGGAAGCAGACCTGACGAGGTATGAAGACCTCGTCAAGGAAAAGGTCACCAGGGCTTGGCGCGAAGCGAACGAAGATATCGCGAATGACACAGCGCTCACTTGGGCGCAGGTCAACAAGAATGTGCGCGAAGAAGCAGAGATCACCTATCGAATCGGCGTGCTGCGCGTCGAACGTGAGAAGGAGAACAAGCTCAAAGAGGTCGCTCTGACGAAGGACTCGGCAGAGGCGCGCGTCGCGGTCGAGCGATGGGCGGCAGCCGAGATCGCCAAGCTGGAGCAGGCGCGTTTAGAGTCGCTGCGCAAGTCGCCTCGAACGACGCTTGAAGCGTGGCAGGCGACGCTCGAAGAGCAGTACGAGCGGCTGCGCGACACAGGTGCACAGATGAAGGACTTGACGGACTCCATCTACTCATCCATGGCCGACGGTTTCACGACGGGCTTTCAGAACGTGTTGACGGACGGCTTTGACGGCATCGCGCGCGCCTTTTCCGACATGCTCCGCAACATGCTCAACGCCATCGTGAAATTTCTCATGAATCAGATGATCACGCGATGGCTTTCTTCGATTTTGCCGGGCTTCGGCGGCGCAGCTGCGAGCCCTGCCGTCGGCCTTGCGGGCTCGTACGGCACGGGTTTTCACTTTGACCTGCCCGGGCTTCGCGCGACGGGCGGTCCCGTGGCCATGGGCAAGGCGTACCTCGTCGGCGAGCGCGGTCCGGAGATTTTTCGCCCGCAGCAGCCGGGGCGCGTGCTGAACAGCCTGCCCGCAGGCGGTGCGCCGAACATCAAGGTCATCGTCAACAATAACACGGGTGAGAAAATGACGGCGCGCACCGAATCGAAGCTCGACGGCAAAGAGTACATCACATCCGTCTTTGTCGAGGCCGTATCAACGAATAAGGGCGGCATCCGCGACGTGATCAAGGGGGTACGATAATATGGATTTTCCCGCCATCAAGGCGCCGATCTATCCCATCAAGGAGACGATTCCCGACACGGCGATCAAGGGCAAGACGGAGAATCAGACCATCATCGCGCGGAAGCGCTTCACGCGCACGCCGATGTCCTTTGAGCTCTCGTGGACGGCGCTGCCGGAAACGGACTATGAAAAGCTACGTGCCTTCTTTCAAGAGGTCAATGCGGCGGTACCGTTTCGCTGGCGCTATCCCGTGGGCGCCGGCGGCAGCTTCTCGGGGCGGGTGTTCGTCGTGCGCTTTGACGGAGATTTTTCTTTTTCTTGCACCAACCACGGCTACTGGGAGGGCGGCATCAAACTGACGGAGGCGTAACATGCTGACATTATCTGAGGCAGGCATCATCGAAAAGAATGAGCTCGCGACGGACGGCGTATGGCTCCTGGCAGTTGAAGCACAGATTCCGGGCAATACACTCTATCTCGTCAACAACACGGAAAACGTCACGCTCGGAGGGAAGGAATATACGGCCTTCCCGTTCTCTTTGGAAGATATCTCGGAGGACGGCAAGGAACTGCCGAACGTGAAGCTCACGGTATCGAACGTCACAGGCACGATTCAGCGCTATGTCGAGGAGAACAACGGGCTCGGCGGCATGAAGGTCGTGCTGCGCGTCTACCATACGCGCATTCCGGACGTCGCTGAGGTAGAGGAGCATTTCGTCGTGACGGGCGTCACCTGCGACGTGGAATGGGTGACATTCACGCTCGGCACGGATTTCTCTTTCACGCGGCGTTTCCCGCCCGTGCGCATGATGAAGGACTACTGCCCGTTCAAGTTCAAGGGCATCGAGTGCGGATACAAGGGCTCGGCACAAAAGTGCAACAAGACGCTCAAGAGATGCCGCGAGCTCGGCAACAACACACGCTTTGGCGGAGAGGCGACAATCCCGCAAGGAGGTCTTTATGCGTCCAACAACATTTGATTACATCGGCTTGACTTGGGAAGAAATGCCGTGCTGGGACCTCGTCGTCGCCTGGCACGAAGCGCTCGGCATCACGCTGCGCCCGTACACGGATTACTGGATGGACGGTGCGCCCGCACCTGTCGGTCTCATGGACTGGCAGCGCGTCGACGAGCCGGCGCCGGATGACATCCTCGTGCTGAATCTCACGGGGCGCACGGCCGATCACGTCGGCGTCTACCTCGGCGGCGGGAAGTTTTTGCACTCGACGGAATACGCAGGCGTCTGCATAGAGCGGGTGGAACGATACAAGAAACGTCTCATGGGATTCTATCGTTATGTGGGGTATAGAAAATGATTCATCTCGTCATCGTCCGCAATCCCTTCGATGTCAAACAGAAAGACGTCCGAGAGAAAAAATACAAGAAGGGCGCACCGATCTGCGCGTACTTCAAGGAGCGCGGCGCGTGGCTCTACTCCATCGACGGCATCATCGCCGGGCGCCGCGCGGTACCGCAGGATGGCGCCTATGTTGTCATCGTACCGCGTGTGCAAAAGAAGATGTTTGGACTGATCCTCTCGATCGGGCTGTCGTTTTTGACATCGGGCATCGCCTCGGGCACTATTTTTAGCGGTCTATCCTCGACTTGGCGCATGGTGACAGCGCTCGCCATCGGCATGATCGGCGGTGTAATCGTTTCGAAGCTCACAGCGCCGCGCATCGATATGAGCAACAGTATGGATCAGTCGCAGTCGCAGACGTATGGCTGGGGCGGCGCAACGACATTGACAGGGCAGGGGCATCCGTTGGCGATCACCTACGGTGCGATGAAGACCGCCGGCGTACTGCTCTCGCGCCATATCATCAGCGATGGAGCACGGCAGTATCTGCACCTGCTCTACTGTGCCGGAGAGGGCGAGATCTCTGAGATCCGCAACATCCGTATCAATGAGAACCCTATAGAGAATTACAAGGATGTGCAGGTCGACATCCGGCTCGGCACGAACGATCAGACGGTCATCCCGAACTTTGCCGACAGCTACGCTGATCAGCCGCTCAACTACGAGCTTACAGAGACGTGGGCGACGCATGAGGTGCAGGGGAATCAGTGCACAGGTATCGAGTTGACCGTCGCTTTGCCGAACGGGCTCTACTACAGCAACGACCAGGGCGGCATGAGCAGCACGAGCCTCACACTCGAAGCCGAGTGCCGCATCGTCGATGGTACGGGGCCATGGATGCGCTTGCCGCTCGCCAATACGACGGGCACGGAAGCGTTCCTGGCGCAAAAAGGCACTGTGTGGGTCAAGTCCATCAGCGGCGGAGCGATCGCGCAGAATAGCTATATGGGGCGCATTGGCGAGGCGACAAACAAGGCGATCTATCGTGTCTACCGCTTTGAGAATCTGCCTGCCGGGCGCTATGTGGTACGCATGCGCTGCGCGGCAAAGGACGGCAGTTCCATACGCTACGTCAACCGCGTCTACTGGAGTCAGCTCACGCAGATCATCTATGACGACTTCGTTCATCCGGGCAAGGCGCTCATCGGCATCCGTGCACTTGCCACGGAGCAGCTCAGTGGCAACGATCCCGCTGTATCGTGGGTACAGGAGCGTAAAATAGTCTACGTATTCAACCCCTACCGCAAGCGGTACGAAGAGAAGCGTGCCGACAATCCCGCATGGGTGTGCTACGATATCCTGCACCAGTGCCGTAAGATCGGCAGGCGTTACATCGTGCGCGGTGAGCCTGCCGAGCGCCTCTCCTACGATATGTTCAGGGCGTGGGCGGAACAGTGCGCCGCAAAGGGCTACACATTTAATTACATCTACGACAGCGCTATGCAGGTGTGGGAAGCACTGCGCTATCCCGAGGCCGTCGGCCGCGGCAAAGTCGTCATGCAGGGGACGCGCTTTACCTGTGTCTACGACTATGCGGCACAGCCGACACAGCTCTTCACCGTCGGCAACATCAAGCAGGATAGCTTTAAGGAGGAATTCCAGGGCACGCAGGGGCGCGCCAATGTTGTAGAGATATCGTTTATGAACGCCGCGAAAAACTACGAGCGCGACGTGCTGCCCGTATTTAGTGACGACTACGATGTGAGCGAAGCACTTGCTGCGCCGACGCAGATCGAGCTCATGGGCTGCACCGATGCCAAGCAGGCGTATGCGCATGGCAAGCACGCGCTACGCGCCAACAAATACGAGATCAGGACGTGTACGTTTGAGGCGTTTGTTGATGCGATTGCCTGCACGATTGGCGACGTGATCCTGCTGCAGCATGATGTGACAGCGTGGGGGATCGGTGGTCGGGTGGTTGATGCCAGAGACATGACTGTGACGCTTGATCGCGATGTCACGGACATGGGGCAGTCCAAGGGCTATCGTCTGATGGTGCGCAGCAGCGCGACAGACGAAATCCACGCATACGATGTGTTGGTGGCGTTTGGCAATACATTGAGACTTACGGAGCCGGCATCAGAGATTCACACTGATGATCTATACACCTTTGGCGAAACGAACAGGGAGGCTAAGCCCTTCCGCGTCCTCTCAATTACCAAGGGCATGACGGAACAGACGCGCAAGATTATCTGCATGGAGTATTATCCGGAGCTTTATGCGAGCGACGACAGCGATGTGCCGATTATCGACTACACGACAGGCAGCGACGCGCTTACCGTCCAGAATCTCATCGTCTCAACGGACATCAAGACGCAGCCTGACGGCACGACGCTCTACGACATTGCTGTATCGTGGCAGTTGCCTCGAGGAAGAGCAGCCAAGCAGATCAAGGTCGAGTACAAGCGCGAGGGTGAGACGGGCTACACAACGCAAGGTGTCTATGACGGCAGTGCGACGAGCACCGTGATCGCGGGAGTCGCGGCAGCAGTGTGCTACGATGTACGCGTCACCTGCTACAACGACCTCGGTCTTACAGGCGGCACGGCAGAGCAGAGTGTCTACACCACGCCGAAGAGTACGCCGCCGTCGAAAGTGCAGAACTTTACTGTCACACAGGATGTGAGCAACAGCAGCGTCCTGCAGCTTTCGTGGGCTGCGAATCCGGAGCCGGATATCCTCGGGTATCGCCTGTTTGATGGTGCAGATGCAGTGCTCGTTGATCTCGTCGGTGGTACGAGCTACAGCTATTTTATTCCTGTCTCGGGGACATACGCATTTGCTATCAAGGCGGTCAGTCGCTCGGGGGCAATCTCTGTAGAGGTCGCCGATGCGTCTGTCACTGTGACCGTTGCAGCTGATAGCGTTGCAGTACCGGATGCGCCCCAATCTCTGCGAGTCTGGATGGAAAAAGGCATTGTGCGTGCAGAATGGGGGGCTACAACGAATACTTACATCGACTTTTATGAAGTGCGTCTGTTTGATCATGCTGGGCGTCCACGCGGATCTTTTGTGAAGACAACAGACATACGCTGCGATTTAACACTTTTTGCACGCGTAGGCACAGTCTGTGTGCTTGCGCACAATCCCGTAAAGGGGTATGGCTTGGCGAAAACTACAGAATTCCAATTTCCGCCCCCGAAAGCGCCGAAAATACGTCTGACGAAAACGCTGCAAGGCTTTAACATCAACATTATTGAACGCCCCGTGAATGTAAGCGGAGCACGTGTGTACCTTTCTCGTGACGGCGCGACGGAGGTCGTCGAAACCACAGGATCGTTTGTATCGTACAGCGGGGCGCCGGGTATCTATAGCGTAAGGGCAACCTTTTTGGATGCACTGGGGGAAGGCGTCCTGTCGGAGGCAGAGCAGATTGTCGTTGCCGTAAAAATCGATAGAGCGGCGATCGAAGGGTTGACTATCACGCAGCAAGACCTTGACGTTGTGCTGAATAAGCAGCTGCAGAGCTTGGCAGATGAAGCTACAGCGGCGAATGTCGCCGCTAGACTGGCTCAGATAACGGCGGACGATGCGAAGCGTAACGCAAGAGATGCTCATGAGGCCGCCGATCGTACCGTTGTACAGGTGCGTCAGGCACAGGATAGCGTATCGTCCATCGTAGCCAAGCTCTCCGGTAATCCACAAAACTCCGGCTACAGTGCCATTACGCAGCTTTATGACGGTCTGCAGCTCAAAGTAAGCCAGGGCGAGCTCACATCTGCCATCAATCAGACACAAGGCAGCATATCGTCCATCGTAGCCAAGCTCTCCGGCAATCCACAAAACTCCGGCTATAGTGCCATTACACAAATCTACAACGGTCTGCAGCTCAAGGTCAACCAAGGCGATATCGTATCTGCCATCAATGTGTCGCCATGGGGCGTGCGCATTGATGGACGCCTACTGCATATCACGGGCAACACACAATTTGACGGCAGCATCATCGCCAACCACATGATCCAGGCAGGCGCGGTGACAGCGGACAAGTTATCGGTGGGGAGCCTGTCCGCTGTATGCGCGACCATCGGCAATCTCCGTACCAAAGTGAGTGGCGCACGCACCGAGATCAAGGACAATCTCATCGAGGTGTTTGACGACAACAACCAAGTACGCGTAAAAATCGGTGTGTTTTAGTTGAGGAGAGTGATGTCATGGGGCAGCAGGCGGGGATAAAACTCTACAATGCCCGAGGATCCTGCACACTGGATATGAGCTGCGGCGTGACGCGTGTCGTAGGTATATCCGAGCTTGGAGGAGAGAACGGCAGGAAGCGGACGCATATAGCGATCCCGAACCCCGGGATGAATAAGATATGGACGAGACTCGTGTTCCATGGATCTGGCTACGGATCCTATAACAGTGGGACATCAGAAGATATAACCAAGGTAGAAACGTGGGAGGATCGACAGGGAATCACTGTTACTCTGCCATTCAAGCCGAACGCGAAACCTGACCCTGAGTTTCCCTTTACAAGTTACAACAAAGATGATGCATTATTCAATCCACGAGCGGTTATGTATGGTTTCTACTGAGGGGGCGAGACGTTGCGGTACGCAGAGATAAAGAATAACGCCGGATCATATATGATCGACGACACCTATCACAACTATAGGCTGAACTGGATGCCCCTCGTCAAAAATCAAAGATGTCTGACCGGATTACATGTCGAGCGCAATCCACAGGGCGAGCGTGTCTGTACATTCCCTTATTATGATTATGCCAACGGCAAGACCTATGCATGGCGACAAGGAGATCCTTATCCAAATCCATGGTGCCCGCAAAATACACCCAATAAAAGCAGCCACGACTCCCCGGAAACCATTTTTGATCGACCACGAGACCGCTGGACGACAGGTATTTTCCATGGTTTCGCGGGGATGGGGATACAATCCATGCTTGCACTAACATCCGCATACCTGATGGCGAAATTTTCTATTTCCAAAGACAAAGAGATCCCGTATCTGTTTGCGCTGGGATCCGCCATGCCGGATATTGTCTACAATTTTACTACAATTAATCAAGGCTTTGGGCTGACACTAGACGTGAATCTAATCAACTGCTGGCAGCGACGGAACTCGCTGTCGCAATCTCTGCGCAACGGCATGTCATTTCAAGGTAACAACGTGGGGTATACCGAGTTTGAGGGGAACCTGTATTCCGTACAGGGGCTGAAACCGAAAGACAACGGTAATTTCAAGGCAATGACATATACAGAAGAGGCAGAAACGGCTCCCATCCTATACGCATACGGACTGGAAAATTCCAAGATCGCCCTGCCGAAAGGTGAGATGATCGTGCGAAATGAAAGAGGGGAGGTGATTTTCAATAATCGCTACGATTATATGCGGATGCTTGCGTATTTTCATAGCATCAACGCTTTGTCTTTTGACGGCTCGGGCATATATAATTCGCCAAAAAGGTTTTCTTTCCCTGGGCGCAGGATCGCTGTGGCGGCGTTATCGCAAAACGCCTGCTACGCCAGTAGCTCGGGCATAGCAGAATACCTGTATAACACCGGCTTTTGGTTCCCAGATCCGAGCACGGTTGAATTTACAACGTGCGTTTCGCTTTTCAACCGTGCGGGAGACGTCACAGCATACCCTGATCTGTCACAGTCAATGGTAAATCTTGCATCATTGCTCAACGTCATGATTCTGGATGTCACAGGATGCACACCCGGATGGAAGGAGGAAGCCGAAACTGGCAGACCGTATTTAGAAGAAGTCAAGTAGGAGGAAAACAAAATGAAGAAAAAGTACATTGTCAACGGGAAAATCACCTATCCGCAAGGCGAGCAGGCGCTCACGAACTTTACGTTTACAAACGTGGAGACGGGCGAGATGTTCAGTCTCGCGACATCCGATCCGACAGAGGCGGACGAAATCACCTACGGCGATCACGTCGTGATTGAGGTACGAAAAGACACGGAGTCGCAGCAGGAAAGCGGCGAAGCTGCATCGCCGGGGAAATAAGAGCCGCTGTAGAGATACGTCGGCTCTTGTGATGTAGAGGGGAGAGGATAAAGCTTGAACGAGGTTATCATGTTCCTGCGCGGCGTTATCCCGACGCAGGTGCAGATTGAATGGGGGGCAGTCGCATCCGTGGTAGGAACCGTTGTATCCTATGCGCTCGGTTGGAACGGCGTGTTGGAGGCGCTTTTGTGCGCCATGGTACTGGACTATCTGTCCGGCCTGCTCGCGGCGTACATCAACCCGGGGATGAAGCTCGATAGCCGTCGGGGCTTTCGCGGTATCGGCAAGAAGATCATGATCTTGCTACTTGTATCGCTTGCTCATTTTGCAGACCGCGCGACGGGGCAGACCATCGTGCAGACCATCGCTATATGGTTTTTCCTCGGCAACGAGGGGCTGAGCATTTTAGAGAATGCCGCCAATGCGGGCGTGCCCGTGCCCGAGAGGCTGAAAAAGACGCTGGAACAGCTCAAGAGTGAGAAAGGAGGACGAGTGAAATGACGCGTGAGGAGTGGCAGGAGCTTTGGTCGAAATACTACGCTCTACTCGCCATCGCGACACGCGTAGGGTTTTACAGCGATGAGCTCAAGCGGATGGAGCGCTCCCTTTGGGAGTGCCGCCCGTGATAAGAAAGGATGATTGAAATGAAAGTATTGATCAACGCAGGACACGCACCAAACGGAATCCCCGATCCGGGGGCAGTGGGCCCGACGGGCTTGCGTGAATGCGACGTCGTTTACAATATCGCACACATGACCGTTGACTATCTCATCAAAGCGGGCGTGCAGGCAGACTTTATCCAAGACGACAGCCTTGAAGCGATCTGCGACACGGCAAACGACGGCGACTATGACTTGCTGCTCTCGATCCATTGCAACTCGTTTGACGAGAGCGCTCACGGTATCGAAGTCTGGACATCGCGCGGCTGGACGAGAAGCGACGCCTTCGCCACGCTACTCATGGCGCAGATGAGCGACACGTTCCCCGATCTCACCGTTCGCGCCGATTGGTCGGACGGCGACGTGGACAAAGAAGCGGGTTTGTACGTCCTTCGCAACTCGGACTGCCCCGCAGCGCTCTTTGAGCTGCCGTTTATCAGCAACCCCGACGAAGAGGAATGGCTGCGCGATGCTGACAATCAGCGCGATGCAGCGCGTGCATTTGCAAGGGCTGTGACGGACTACGCGCAGACGATTTGACGCGGCGGGCGCCATGTCGTATAATAAACATAGAGAAGGTGCTACCGGTAAACGGTCAGCCCCAATCTACAGTGAGAGAGAATCCCCCGCCTAAGTTGGTCGCTCGTGGCGGGGGATTCTTATTTTGCCTTTAACGCAACGACGCAAATCGTTACGAGGAAAACCAACGACAAAAAATCGTACAGTTCCATAAGCAGCGCCCCCTCTCAGGGGCTAAGAATCGACCGCCTACCGTCTTGGTAGCACCGAGTGTATTATAGCATACGAAGGCAGCCTGTGGGCTGTCTTTTTTGTTGTGGGGGATGATTTTATGGGGAGCTTCCTGAAAATCTCAAAATCGTCGGCGACGGACGAATGGTATACGCCGAAATGCCTTGTTGAAACGATTGTTCCGTATCTCACTCAATTCCAGAAGGCTTGGTGCCCATTTGACCGAAAAGAGTCAAATTTTGTAAAAGTGTTGAAAGAACATGGCTTTGAAGTCATTCGTTCGCACCTGAGCGACGGGAAAGATTTCTTCACATTTGAGCCGGAAGCATATGACGTGATTGTGTCAAATCCACCGTTTTCCATGCGCGATAAAATTTTAACGCGACTGTTTTCTTTAGGAAAGCCTTTCGCTGTGGTAGGAAATTCTGTTGGCGCATTTGACGGAAAGATGCGGCACAGGCTTTTCAAGGAACACGGCGTCGAATTACTTGTACCGAGTGCAAGAACAAGATTCTTTTCTGATTATGGACGTCCAGAGGAAAGTCAATGCCGTCCACCGTTTCAGTCGTGGTTCTTCTGTCACAGGGTTTTGCCGGAGAAAATTGTGTTTTGCAATATGGGGGATGGATAAAATGCAAAAAATGATTGACTGGATCATAAAACACAAGACGCTGCTGCTGCTCGCAGCCGTTGTCGTACTCCTCGTCTGCGCCTACAGCATCGGCAATCGCGTAGCGACAAAGCAGCAAGCGCTGGAAAATCCTGCCGTCGTTACGCAAGAGCAGACGCAGGATGCGAAAGAGCTGCAACGGCAACTGGACATCTCACGAGCTAACGCCGAGGCGTTGCAACAGCGTCTTGCGGCAGCACAAGCAGGACAGCGTGCGCCTGCGGCGACATACTATGTCAACGCGCCGACGGTCGAGCGGGCGGCGCAGGTTGTAGAGCGGCAGATCAAGTCAGACGATCCGACGCTGCCACGGGCGGCGCGTGAGAAGTCAGATCGGACGGTCGTGACGCCGATCGTCAAGGATAAGGACGGCAAAGAGCTACCGCCGGAGCAGCAAAAGGTCGATGTCTACAAGATCAACCTGCGCAAAGACCATCGCATCAAGGCAGGCGCCACGATGATGGATGGCAAGGCATACGCCACGGTCGGATACGAGCAGGGGCGCTTTGAGGCGCTCGTGCATTTTGATGGTGCGCGGGTGCACGGCGGCAGCGTGATGTACAATATTGTCGAGTGGTAGTTTCAATGCCTCGGGGTTTTGGCTCCGGGGCTTATTTTTTTGTGCAAAGGGGGTTGATATCTCACACAGATTAGGATATAATAAAAACAAAAATTGTCGCGTCTGTGAGCGCGCGGATTGAAATTGATTGAATATATAACTAGTATGTCGTCTCTACACTAGTAGAGACGCGGATTGAAAAGCATCTAGTAAAAAAAGAATAGGCAGAAACACCGGAATGAAGACGGAGAGGTTGCAAAGCCTCTCCATTTTTTTATTTTTTACGAAAACATCAAAAAACTATTGACATTATATCATGCTCATGATATAATGTCAATAAGATAAGGGTTGAGCAAATAAGGAGGTAACTAAAATGGCAAAATATGACGTGGTCTTCTCATGTGGCCATGAAGAAAGGATCGAGCTCTTCGGGAAGGGTTCGGATCGCGAGAGGAAGATCGCATGGTTTGAGAAGCACGGCCTCTGCTCCGACTGCTACAAGGCAGAGCAGCAGGCCAAGGCAGCGGCGAGGGCAGCGGCGTGGGAATTGCCCTCGCTCACGGGCTCGCCCAAGCAGATCGCTTGGGCAGAACGGATCCGTAGCGATTTCTTCGCCGAGTTCGAAGAAATGGAAAAAGAGGCCGGACATTCTACGGCAGAAGCTGCCGAAAAGGATGCGCGTTTCGGGCAATTCCTGTCTTGGGTGAAGAGCCAGACGGAATCCCGCTTTTGGATTGACCATAAGGATTCGCACCCAGCCCTCTTGGGGCGCGAGTGGGCAAAGAACAATCCCAAGGATGAGGCGAAGTAAAATGAAAAAGCTGTTGACCGTAGAACTCGCAAAAAAGATGCTGCCCGGGGAAAAGGGCAGCATCATCACGGAGTTCGGTGTTGATTTCTTTCAGTTTGACGGGGAGCAATACACTCTCGACGGGGAATGGTCGTATTTCATAGCCATCCCGCTCATCGAAGTCGATTTCGAGAGTGAGGAGGAATTTGAGGAACTGTGGTGGGGCAACCTGCCCGATTTCTCAGTGGAACTCGGTTATCCGTTGCGCGAAGATGCCGACGAAGAAGGCGAGTGGGACGCTCAATACGACCTCGATTCTCCGCGTCTCCTGCACATCGGGTCGCGGCTGCCGAAAGACCTCGACAAGCGGTGATCGAAAGGAGACGAATACCATGAGAAAGTATCACGGATTACATGCAGCCCTTGCCGAGATGCCGGAGTGTGATCGGCACAACGGCTTGTACGTCGAGGTCTGCTACGACCTCGACAATGACGAAGTACTCGCCGAGGTCTATGTAGATTTTGGAGAGGGGAACCGCACGATCTACGACAACCCGCGCATCGTGCGTATCGGCAACTTCGTGCGGCGCGTATCCGCCGCAAAGCTCAAGGAGTACATCGACGAGGTCGCCGACTTTTATATCTGAGCCGCGAAAGCCCTTGTAGAACATCACAGGGGCTTTCTTTTATCGGCTCATCATGATATAATGAGCATGATAGAAGGGTGTGATACAATGGGTTGGGTAGAAAATAAATTGATACGAAACAAAGAATATAATAAAGAAAATTACGAACAAATACTTATGCGAGTTCGTAAAGGGGAAAAAGAAAAAATCAAGGCAGCCGCAGAGGCCGAGGGGAAGTCAATAACGGCATACATCATGGAGGCCGTGGGCGAGAAAATGAGCAAAGAGCAGCGCGATTGAGCTGCTCTTTTTTTATGCGCGAAATCAAATCTTGGTAAACTCTGGGATAAGTGTGTCGCCAGAGATGTCAACGCGCTCCAATATGCTTGTCCAAAACAATTTGCGTGCCGCTTTATCCAACCCGCTATAGTGCTGCCGGAAGTCTCCAACCGACATCACCTTGGTATACGCCAGACTGATGCCTCGCTCGGCATTGACACCTGCCATTTGCTCGCGGAGATCATTGAACTTGGTATCAAAATCCTCCCGCGGGATTTGCCCTTTGACATATTGCTCTTTGATGCGCTCTTGCTCAATGCGGAGAGTTACAAAGGTGCCCGATGCATTTTTATGTTTTTGTACCTCACGGTCGAGCGCAGTCAATAATGCTGATACAATTCGCTCCTCGCGCCAATACGTTTTGTATGGACAAGTGTTATGCGTGTGGTTGCGGCAGGCGTAGTAAATATACACCTTATTTTTGCTACGGCTGAACGCCGGAACAAGTATGCGCCCGCATACAGGGCAGTGTATGATCCCCGTATACATATAGATATTTTCAGTGCGCAGAAATTTTGTTCGACCCTCAAATATCTTTTGAGCTTCGGCGAAGGTTTTCGCAGAGACCAGCGCGGGGCAGAATTTTTTTATGCCGTGATACTCTCCGATATAGAGGCGGTTTTGCAGTGCTCGTCCTACAGCGCTATCCGACTTTTGATAGCCGTATTTGTCTCGCAGCATCCGATGCGTGGCGAGGACGTTGCGGGATGAGACAAAATACCGAAACATGGCGCGTATCATCGGGGCGGTATGCTTGTCAATCTGGATGTGCTTATCCTCATCAATCAGATAGCCATCAGGGATTGCTCCCGATGTGACTTTGCCATCGCGTCGACGTCCCTCGAAAATATACCGCACGCGATCGCCTGTTTGATCGCTCTCATGCTGGGCGAGGGACAATTTGAGGTTAAGCATGAGCCTACCATTAGTTGTTGTCGTGTTAAAGATCTCTTCCTGCGAGCACTCCCAAAGTACTCCGTGTTGATCGAGGATATCCTGCACGGCATAGTAATCGCGGACGTTGCGAAACCACCTGTCTAAGCACTTAA